GAAACATTGACCCATATCTATACCAAGATTATATTGAAAATGAATAGTTGATTTATTTTTAAATTTAATTACAATACCTGAAAAGGAAAGGTTATATTATGACAACACAAACTGGAATGAAACTTTCAAAAGAAACTCTTAATGTTCTTAAGAATTTTGCAACGATTAATTCAAATATTTTAATTTCTTCTGGAAACCAAATTCGAACCGTCTCGCCCATGAAGAATATTATGGCAAATGCGACAATTTCAGAAGAATTCGATTGTGAATTTGGTATTTGGGATCTCCCAAAACTGTTAGGTACTATTAGTCTATTTTCTGATCCCACATTCTTCTTTGAAGATAATTATCTGTATATTGAGAGTTCTGGTTCGTCAGTCAAGTACTACTATTCAGATCCTCGTCTGTTAACTACAACAGACAAGACTGTTAAGATGCCTACTCCTGTTGTTTCTTTTGAACTGACCAATTCTGCATTTAATGAAATTATGAAGGCATCAGCAGTTCTTCAACTTTCTGATCTTCTTCTTCAAAGCAACAACGGAAACATTGAACTGGTTGCAGTCGATAAGACCGATATTACTTCAAATAATTATTCTATTGTTGTTGGAGATGATGCAGGCTCTTCAGATTATTCGTTTTACTTCAAGGCTGAGAATCTAAAAATTCTTCCCGGTGACTATTCAGTACGGGTTAGCGATATGGGAGTAAGTCAATTTACCAACAATGACATCGAACTTGATTATTGGATTGCACTAGAATCAGATTCCACATATACAGAATGAACCAATGACTAAAGAAAACTTTCTTTTTGTTGAAAAATACCGACCCCAAACTATATCCGATTGTATTCTTCCTGTTGAAATAAAAACAACATTTCAAGAAATGGTAAAGCAACATGAAATGCACAATTTGTTGCTGTCTGGAAGTGCTGGTGTGGGGAAAACAACAGTAGCAAGAGCATTATGCAATGATGTTGGAGCAGATTACATGATAATCAACTGCTCTGAAGACGGAAACATTGATACTCTAAGAACCAAGATTAGAAATTTTGCAAGTACAATTTCTATTAGTGGAGATAAAAAGGTTGTGATATTGGACGAATTTGATTATTCTAATTCTCAATCAACACAACCAGCACTGCGGGGATTTATCGAAGAGTTTGCAAATAATTGCAGGTTCATATTAACCTGCAATTATAAAAATAAAATCATCGAACCCCTTCATTCTCGATGTACCAATATTACATTTAGCATTCCTAAAGAAGAAAAACCAACAATTGCTCTTGGTTTTCTTCAACGATTAAAATACATCTTAGACACCGAAAACATTTCATATGATGAAAAAGTTTTAGGTGAACTTATTATGAAATATTTTCCAGATTTCCGAAGGGTTATCAACGAAGTTCAACGATATTCAGTGTTGGGGACCGTTGATACCGGAATTCTATCTTCTCTTGGGGATGTCCAAATAAAAACTCTTGTGGGAGCAATGAAAAATAAAGATTTCACAGAAGCAAGAAAATGGGTTATTGAAAATTCGGACAACTCCCCCCAAGAAATTTTTAGAAAAATTTATGATGGATTATATGAACATTTCGTATCCTCAAGCATCCCACAGGCTGTTTTAGTGTTGGCTGAATATCAATACAAAAATGCATTTGTAGCAGATCATGAAATTAACTTAGTTTCGTGTATAGTTGAATTAATGATGAATTGTGAGTTTAAATGAATATAAAAAAATTATTAAACAAAGAAAACTTCTTAGGTATAATACGACTAGTAGAAAAACAGAGAATGTCTCTTTTTAGATCACTAAAACGAAATGGAATAGAATTTTCAACAAAGACAAAATCGGAATTGGTTTCTCAGTTGTTTGAATCTGCTTTTTATAATCACTTTAACGATAAAAATATAAACATAGAACGGGCCGGAAGTGATAGTCTCAAACCAGATATTTTATTTTCTGACACCAACACTCCTCTTGAAATAAAAACAACAAAAGGAGAGTATTGGATCGGGGGGAGTTATTCTAAAAGAGAGGGAGATTTTCTGTTAGTATCGTGGGAAGAAGTTAACAGAAAACCAACGTATTTTGTCACACACGTTAAACTAAGGAAAGATGATTGGGCAGATCAGGGGGACAAATTTTATGGGACCAAATTTACCAAAAAGGATCTTCTCAAAAATGAAACCAAGACAATTTTAATGGGAGAATTATCTGAAGCAAATGGTAAAATTAAACTGATTAAAGAATCAATCATAAATTTAGTTAAAAATAAATGAAATTAAGCGACTACCTTACAGCGATAAATTATACCAAAGAGTCTCTTTTGGACGAAGAATGTAACGTCAAAGATTATACTCCCTTTGTTATAAATAGGTGTTTGTCTTATTTTCCCGACACAATTCTTCATTCTAATTTGATAAATTTTCACAATACTGCTCCAAAAAAGATGCAGTTTGATTATTATGTCAACGTTTTAAGAAAAAGAAAAAGATATAGTAAATGGCTAAAGAAAGAAAACGAAGAAGAATTTCTTGCTGTGAAAGAATATTTTAAATACTCTGACTCAAAAACAAAAGATGTTATTAACATTCTCTCAAATGAACAGAAATGTGAAATAATGTCCATTATTTCAACGAAAACACAATAAACATATATATTATGATAATATGATTGATTTTTAAAGGATTAATGAATGTGCGATGAATATGAAAAAGACGATGTGTTTAATGGTCTGGGGGTTGAAATAGAATTATCCGATAGAGATGATTTCTTGAAGATCAAAGAAACCCTCACCAGAATTGGAATATCATCCAGAAAAGAAAATAAATTATTTCAATCGTGCCACATCCTCCACAAGAGAGGAAGATATGCAATTATGCACTTTAAAGAAATGTTTATTTTGGATGGACTTGAAAGTACTCTAGGGGAAGAAGATATTGCTCGCAGAAATACCATTGCTCGACTTCTTGAAGAGTGGGAACTTTTAGAAATTTTAGACGAAGATTGTTGTGATCCTGAAATTAGCATATCTAAGATTAAAATAATATCCCACAAAGAAAAGGAAAATTGGGAACTAATTCCTAAATATCATATTGGTAATAGAAAATGAATTTTAAAATTATTAGTTATTATTGTGATGTGGATGATTCGAAATATTATGAAAAGTGCTATCATCGTCTAAAGAAAAAACTTGATGAATATGATTATGATTATGATTTGGTTCAGTTGGAAAGTTTGGGTTCATATAAAGAAAATTGCAGGCGTAAACCAAAATTCATATTGGACAAATTAGAAGAGCATGATACCAATATAATGTGGTTGGATATTGATACTATTCTAAAAAAACAAATGATTGAGGCTGAAAATCTTCCTGATGATATCGATATTAGTTTTGCATCTAGCAATAACGATATTGGTGGCTGTAAAGCATCTCCTATAATCATCAAAAATAATTATAAAAGTAAAAGGTTTTTAGAACAGTGGGCCGATAATGTTAATATGTCCAGAGAAGGGAATTACGAATGTTTTGACCACGAAGTGTTGTTTCATGCAGTACAAATAGCAGCATCATATTCAACTATAGCATTTCTAAATGAAACGTATTGCACCTGGCCGGGAAAAGAGAATGAAAATACTGTAATTTTAATGGGGCTTTCAGATAACGAATCAAAAAAAGATTCTCTTAAGAAAATGGGAATGTGTGATAAAGTAATAGAACACCAAACTGTCGGTTTCTACGAAAAATAACCAAGGACTATATTATGAATAAAAATAAAGGAATAGGAATCCCCTTTAGTTGCCACCAGTCTTCTTGCTCCAACAGGAAACCTAAAACATTTGAATGGACGGATGATGATGCCGAAATTGAAGTGTGGGTAGATTCAGCCATTCCCCAAGCAATCAATTTAGAAAGAAATCCAAAAGTAAAACGATATGCATGGCTATGCGAATCTAGGGCAATAATTCCCCAGATTAGAAATATGTTTAATCATGAAGATATTTTCAATTCGATGGTTAATTCATTCGATGGTATATTTACATGTGAAAATGAATTAGTAAAGATGCATGAAAAGATTCATTTCTGCTTAATTGGAAGCAATTTGCCATGGATTCAAGAATATAAAATTCATGACAAATCAAAATTAGTTTCCTTCATCGCTTCACATAAATTATTCACCCAAGGACATCATATTCGTCATGAATTGTATAAAAGTATAATAAAAAATAAAATAGACATTGATGTTTATGGGAGCATAACAGGAAATAGTTTCGGACACAATCCCGGATGTCATCTCGATGGGATTAAAATAGAATGGCACGATAAGAGAGAAGGCATGATGGATTATATGTTTTCTGTTGTGATAGAAAATGATCAATACGACACATATTTTACAGAAAAAATAACTGACTGTTTTGCAACCGGGACCATTCCAATATATTGGGGAACTAAAAATATTGGAGAATATTTTGACACCGATGGTATAATCAAATTACCAGATGATCCCAAAGAGGCAATAGATATTATAACGTCCATAACAAAAGATGATTACTATAAAAGATTAGAATCTATTAGACGAAATTTTGAGACAATAACCACAATGGAATCCGCTGACGATATGATGTTCAGCAAAATAAAAGAATTACATTATGAAAAAAGCAACTGAATATAATGCACATTACATGTTTGAAGAAGATTCAATGAATTTCGACTTTCCAGTTGAGATTCATGTTTCTCGTTTTCATAATAATCAATTCATAACTCTAGCAGATGTAGATTATAAAGTTCCTTTCGACAATCCTGATGCGTTCAAGGTTTATTTAAATACGACTGAACCAAGCACATCACCAAATAGAGAACCAATTGAAACTATAATAAGAAATGCCAATCAGTATGATTTGATTCTCACAACAGATGTTGAAATTTTGGAAAATTGTCCAAACGCAATAATGTTCCCTTATGGAACAACATGGTTAAATACGGGAAAGATAGACCATCCTGATGGTTTTGGAGAGTACGACGAATCCCTTGATGAACTGCATGAGAATAAGAGATTTGAAATTAGTTTTCTATGCTCCAATCATGCAAGAAGTCTAGAGGGATATGATAAGAGAAAAGAGATATGGTCAAGGAGAAGTGAATTTGAAAATCCTACTCTCTTCTATAGTAGCACTCGTCATCCGATTTCGCCAAATATATTACCAGAGGATGATAAGAAGTATCTTTTCAATTCTCAGTTTCATATTACGATTGAAAGCAGTACAATACCAAACTATTTCTCCGAAAAATTGATTGATGCACTTATTACCAAGACAGTGCCAATTTACTGGGGTTGTCCGAACATCGGTGACTTCTTTGATGTAAGAGGAATTATAATCGTTGATAGTGAAACCGATGTCGTTGAGGTTTGCAACAACATAACTTCTGAAACATATGAAGAAATGAAACCCTTCGTTGACGAAAATTACAAAAGAGCAAGAGAATATGCAAGACCATTTTCTGATAGAGTGAAAGAAGAAATACTTCGTGAGATTAGAATACGAGAAGACGAAAATAAACCCAAACTTCTTACGATTGGTATTTGCCATTTAAACGAAAGAAAAGAAAAGTTAGAAGCCTTGTTGGTGTCTATTCAAGAAAGTGCTCCACAAGAATATATGAATAAGATTGAAATTGTGGTGAATGCAGACAATGGAGAAAAGAGTGTCGGACAAAAAAGAAACGAGATTCTATCTTCTGCAAACGGTAGGTTCATATCTTTTGTGGATGATGATGACCTCATTTCTAAAGAATATGTAAAATGTATTGTAAATTGCATAGAACATAAAAGAGAACTTGATTGTATAGGATTTACAGGTAAGTATTATGTAAATGGTGTTCCGTCTGGGATATTTAAACATGCAAATAGTTATGGAGGAAATTTTAAAGATCATATTAACACTCCTTCTCTCACTGCCTTCCGTGGAATGCTTACAGCAAATGAGGAATCATTAGATGCTGACAATATACAATATAGACCTTGCAACCATTTGAATCCAGTCAGGACTTCTATTGCTCAACAAATCGGATTTCCAGACAAAAATTACGGAGAAGATTCTGATTATTCAGATAGACTTCTAGAATCCGGATTGTTAAAAAATGAAATGATAATACGACCCATTATGTATCACTATTTCTTTAATGAAGAAGCGTCTCGAACTTCGGGGGGGAAAGAATACATAGCAAAACCCCTATATGAGAGAGTGAACAAATTCATCCAATATAACAACCTTGGAGGAAATTAATGCCAAAAAATCCAGATAATATAGATTTAAGTATTCTTATATTATCAATACCCTCTCGGTTTGATAAATTGAACAACTTGCTACAAATATTAGATTCGCAAATAACAAACGATAGAGTTGAAGTATTGACTCTCGTAGACAACAAGTCCTTCCACATATATGAAAAAAGAAATGAACTTCTTGATATGTCTAGAGGAAAGTATACATGTTTTCTTGATGATGACGATTCTGTTTCGGATGATTATGTCCCAACAATTTTGAATTCTATTGATAATAATCCAACCGATGTAATTTGTTTTAAACAGCATTGTGATTATAATGGTCATCACTTTGATGTTTATTTTGATATAAACCACCGATGTGACCCAATGGATCCTTTGGTGCGGAATGGTAATGGATACAATGATATTATGAGACCACCATTTCACATGTGTCCTTTTAGTTCTAAAATCTCAAAATCTGAGAAATTTAGAGAAAAATATTCGTCAGGTGGACAATCGTGTGAGGATGCAGATTGGCTACTTCGATTATATCCAAAAGTAAAAAGTCAAACTATTTTAAATAAAGTTCTTCATTATTATCATTATAATTCACAGACCACGGAATCTATTGTAAGATGAAATTAATTACATTTTCTTTGTGGGGTGATAATCCCATGTATACGGTGGGAGCAATTAAAAATGCTGAAATAGCAAAAGAATTGTTTCCGGATTGGGTATGTCGTTTTTATATTGCGGATACTGTACCAAAAGAAATAATCGAAGAATTGGAAAATTTAGATTCTGAAATTGTAAGAAAATCAGATTCAGGATCATCTAATTGTATGTTTTGGAGATTTGAACCAGCGGCGGATGGTACTGTAGAAGCAATGATTGTTAGAGATACTGATTCCAGATTGGGAATTAGAGAAAAGTCTGCTGTAGATGAATGGTTGAGAAGCAACAAAAAGGTTCATATAATGAGGGATCACCCCTACCATCAAGCCCCTATGTTGGGTGGCATGTGGGGATGTAAACCAATTTTAATAGATGACATGGACAATTTAATAAAGCAACATTTATCAACAAACGAAAATAAAAAGGGATCAGATCAGCATTTCTTGTGGTCAATTTTTCCTAAATTTATAGATGATATCTATGTTCATGATCCATTTTTTGATAAGAATCCATTTCCTATGGAAAGAAAAGAAGATCCAGTGGTTAGATTTATTGGTCAAGTATTTGATGAAAATGATAATTATAGCGGAAACTGGAAAAGTGATCTGGAGATATTAGAAAAACATGAAAATTAAAGTCATACATTCATGTGATGATAATCCATATTATTTGAATTTTTGGCTGCCCGTATCTAAGGTGTGGAAAGAAAAATTTAATATCACTCCAGTATTAGTTCATATCGGTAATAAATCACCAGATAAAAAATATGGCGAAGTTCATACTATTGAACCAAATTCGAAACTTCCCATACACACACAAGCACAACTTGCTAGAATTTGGTATCCAATGCACGAACCAGATACATTATGGATTACTAGTGATATTGATATGTTTCCTGCTTCTAAAAGATGGTGGAGAGATAACATAAATTACTATATGGAAAATAAACCAACTTGGACAAATTTAAATTCCTCTATACAAGAAGAATATGCAGGAGTTTATTATCCTATATGTTATAATATTGCTTTAGGTAAAGACTTTAAGAAAGTTTTGGAAGTGGAAGATTCTTTCTATGACTTTGTAAGTCGTGGAATACAAGAAACTGAAGTCGATAATAAACACACTCCAGAAAATTGGGATGGACCAGAATTGACAAAATGGAATATTGATGAGGTATTAGTAACAAAGAAAGTTAGAGATTCTGGTGTAGATACACACTTACCACCAAAAGACAGACATAGAAGAATTAATAGAAATAGATGGTCATATGGGATTCAAGATTTAAGGGATGGGTGGTATCACGATTGTCATTCTCTTAGACCTTACGATTCACACAAAGAAGAAATAGAAACGGTTTTGTCTTTAATTGGAGAGCAAGTATGAATCACTATACTATTTTAATGATGGGGTACAATTCAAAAGAATGGATACACCAATCATTAAATACTGCAATGAAACAAAATCATGATAATTATGATGTAATCGCTATCGATGCCGAAACTACCGATGGCACATATGATGTATTGTTGGAATATGAACAGGAATATAAAAATTTAACAGTTGTTCGCAATTCACCTCGTCAATGTCAAACACAAAATGTATATGATGGTTGTAGAATGGTAAAAGATAAGTCCATTATTGTTACTTTAGATTTAGATGATTGGTTTCCGCATGATAATGTATTAAATGTTCTTGATAAGCATTACAATGAAGATATTTGGATGACATATGGCTCCATGTATCAAACTGGCAACCCCCATATTGTTGGACTTGGAAGACATTCTGATCATGTCATAGAAAATAATCTTTTCAGATTTGATGACTGGAAGGCTTCCCATTTACGAACATATAGAAAAGAACTTATAATGCAAGTGGACGATAGTTATTTAAAAGATTCAAATGGAAATTGGCTTTCTTCGGCAGGTGATGTTGCAGAAATGGTAACGATGCTAGAATTGTGCGGGGAAAGATTCTGTTTTATTCCAGAACCCCTTTATGTTTGGAATAGAGGAAACATTCTATCGGAGATGTATCATCATGTTGAGGAGCAATTGGAATGTAGCAGAATTATTGCCGAAAAAACCCCATGCACACGGATTGATTCATTATGAGAAATAAAATAACAGCAAAATTAATAGGACCATCCGAGTTATTTACTGGGTTTCATAATTTTGGTTTATGTAATCAGATGTTTCAGATTGCTACAATATTAAGTTATGCCCACGATTATGATTTTGATGCTATTTTTCCAGGATTAAAAAACTCACATTATGGCAATTATACAAAAAATATTTTTAGGAATCTTATAATTGATGAAGACATGCCTAATAATTATAGTTGGTATGTAGAACCAAAATATTCATACCACCCAATACCAAAAAGAGATGAATCTTTCGCTATCAGGGATAGTTATTGCCAAAGTGAAAAATATTTTATACACAATCGGAAATTAATATTAGATACATTTGCCCCACAAGACGAAGATATAGAATATATTCGTGCTAAGTATGAAAATATTTTATTAAATGAAAAAACAGTTTCGTGTCATGTCAGGAGAGGGGATTACACACAACTAGAAAATGCTCATCCTCATATTTGGGAAACAGATTATTATGATAATGCTTTAGAAGAAATAGATCATTCGATGGTTTTGGTTTTCGGTGATGATATGGAATATTGTAAAGAAAGATTTAAAAACATAAATGCAACATTCATACACGAAAAAGATTATTTAGATTTATATATTATGTCTATGTGTGAAAATAATATAATTGCTAATTCTAGTTTTTCGTGGTGGGGTGCTTGGTTAAATCAAAACCCAGATAAGAAAGTAATTGTACCAATAGAATGGTTTGGAAACGACAAACCACATGGTGGTAGAGGTGGACACACAGACGGTGATTTAATTCCAGAGGGGTGGATAAAATTATGAAAACGGTATATGTTGGTATGTGTGCAGATTTAATACATCATGGACATTTAAATATTATTAAGGAAGCAACAAAATATGGTAAAGTTGTTATCGGTCTTCTTACAGATAAAGCAATTGCAGATTATAAAAGACTTCCTGCTTTGAACTATAAACAAAGAAAGATAATAGTGGAAAATATTAAAGGTGTTGAACAAGTCATCCCACAGGAAACTTTAGATTATACTGACAATTTAAAAAAAATTAAACCAGATTATGTCGTGCATGGTGATGATTGGAAAAATGGAACACAACAAAAAACGAGAGATAGGGTTATAGAAGTGTTGAATGAATGGAACGGAAAGGTGATAGATGTTCCATATACAAAAGGAATATCTTCCACCAACCTTCACGAACATCTCAAAGAAATAGGCACAACACCAGATATTAGACGCGGGAAATTAAAAAGACTGATAAATTCTAAATCTATTATACGAATCATGGAAGTACACAGTGGTCTTACAGGTAAAATTGTTGAAAGTATTAATTATGATGGAAAAGAATTTGATGGAATGTGGGGTTCAAGTCTTACAGATTCTACATCAAAAGGAAAACCCGATATTGAATTGGTTCATAGACTAGATACTATTAATGAAATTTTAGAAACCACTACAAAACCAATTATCATAGACGGCGATACTGGTGGTATGGTAGAACATTTTGTTTATAATGTCAAAACTCTTGAAAGACTTGGAGTGTCTGCGGTAATCATAGAAGATAAAAAAGGATTAAAACGAAATTCACTATTTGGCACAGATGCTAATCAACAACAAGATAATATTGAAGATTTTTGTTATAAAATTTCTTCTGGCAAAAAGTGTCAAGTATCAAAAGATTTTATGATTATTGCAAGAATAGAAAGTCTAATTCTAAAACGAGGTGAAGATGATGCAATACAACGAGCAACATCATATATTGAAGCAGGTGCGGATGGTATCATGATTCATAGTAAAGAAAAAGACCCAACCGAAATTATTAATTTCATTAAGAAATTTAGAATGTTGCATCAATATACACCATTAGTTGTAGTTCCAACATCATACAATACCGTTACTGAATCTGAGTTTAAAGACTTGGGAGCAAATATTGTAATATATGCAAATCATCTCATTAGGAGTGCATATCCAGCCATGGTTGATACTGCAAAAACAATTTTGAAAAATGGTAGGTCTTTGGAAGCAGATGAAAAGTGTTTTTCAATTGAAGAACTTCTTAAATTGATTCCAGAGGAATTAAATAGATGAAAATATATTGTATACTTTTTGATACTTGCCCAAACATGCCAGAAATAGAACAACTTATTCGTTCTAAAGGATTGCATTATTGTGATTATATTACCAATAGTTTTACAACCACCTCTTTGGTTTCACTTTTTACAGGTAAGACACCAAGTGAAATGAATCAGGGTGGTATCGGTTATCATGGAACATATGCACACCTTGAGGACAAAAAAGAATGGGACAGTAAAATGTTATTTAATAATCTTCCAGAGGATTGGCAAATACATCTTCATGGTGACAAAGATAATGTTCATTTTGTGCCACAAGAATGTGGTGGAATTAATCGGGAATATAAATCATATATCCACACACCTAATCATAATGAAAAAGAATTTTTGAAACAAATGCAAGAACTCCCTTCGGACGAGAATCATTTTATATTTTTAAAATACAATCAGTTTCATGATGCAGTTGCACATGGAACAAATCATCATGATGCAGTAGAAAGTTTTATGAGCATTATCAATGCAATAGATTTTGAAGAAGAAAATTCTTTATTTTGGTTGTTTTCCGACCACGGAATACCTCACTATGTTGATGCATTAATGTCACCACCGCATTCTTGGCTGACATGGGTAAGTGTAACGGATAACATTACAAATGAACCAGTTACAAAGAATTTGATATATGTTTTAGATTTTTTTAATACTGTTATGAATAGAGCATATAACAAACAAAGTATGAATGATGTTCTATCTCCATTGGAAGTACAAAAACTTTATGTTGTTGAAGATGGAAGAGCAGAGCAAGACATGTATCACTGCACAACAGTTTCTGTAATTCGAAGATTGGGTGTTGGTTCATTCAAACAACTTGCATACTATAGAAAACTTGGAGCAGGCCTGCCCGGTATTTCCAGAACCGTTATTTATGATAGAAATACTGGAAATTCCGAGATGATGACTATCAATGAAAATGACATGTAT